TATATATATTTTTTATATGCGTATTGATAATATAAATAAATTTACACTATATTATATATGGAAAATTTCAAATTACCTATAGAATATATAGAACACAAAAATATTCAACCTATCATTGAAAGTGATTTAGAAATGTCTCATTTATATAATGATATTTTAAAAGATTCTTTATTAGTACCCAAATGGATTTCATATTATACTACAAACACTCAATATTTGAAAGATACGCAACAAATCATAAAACATAATAAAATTAAAGTAAATGATTATACTACATTTGAACAAAAATACAATATTTTGAAAAAAGATACTTATTTCAATGATAAATATCAATATATCAATATACAAAAACTCAATCAATTGAATTATTCAATCCCTTTTATGCAATTCATGAGTTTATATAATTTATCAGCACCTTTATTTTCCATTGTTACACCAATTTTTATGTTATTAGTGCCTTTTTTCATATTAAAATTTAAATCATATGATATTTCTATTCAAAAATATATTGATGTATTGACTTCGATGATAAAAAGAACCAATATATTTAAATTATTCAATGAGACAAATCAAATGACGTTTCAACAAAAAATATCTGGTTTAATGAGTATATTATTTTATATATTCCAAATTTATCAAAATGTTATTTCATGTATTGAATTTTATAATAATTTACATTTTATTTATGATTTCATCCGTGAATATAAAGAATATTGTTTAAAAAGTATTGAACAAATGAAAAACTTAAATAGTTTTCTCGATATATATGGAACTTATGAATTATTTGTAAAAGAAAATGAGCATCATATAGATATACTAAATATCATGGTACATAAGACAAATTATATCTTAAATCATAAAAACACGTTGTCTCGTTTAGGTCAAGTTGGTTATGTAATGAGTTTATTTTATGATATTCATTATAATAAATTATATGATAGTAGTATTTATTATTCTTATTATGTGAATCAATATGTAAATGATTTAAATAAATGGAGACAAATGTATAAAAATAAGAAAATAAAGACGTGTACTTTCAATAAAAAATCCACTTACATGAAAGAGTCTTATTATTTATTTCACTATAAAGAAAAATCAATCAAAAATGATATTCATATTGATAAAAATATTATCATTACAGGTCCAAATGCGTCTGGAAAAACAACCTTATTAAAATCTATATTATTGAATATTATTTTGTCTCAACAAATTGGTTTTGGTTCATATAAAAAGGCAAATATTCATGTATATGATTATTTACATTCTTATTTAAATATACCTGATACATCCGATAGAGATAGTTTATTTCAAGCAGAAGCACGAAGATGTAAAGATATTTTGGAAACAATCAATAGTCATGAAAAAGAACGACACTTTTGTATTTTTGATGAGTTGTATTCAGGAACCAATCCAAATGATGCTGTTTTATGTGCTACATTATATCTAAAGGGATTGATTCAACATAAGAATCATATTGATTTTGTATTGACTACTCATTATATAAAACTATGCGAATATTTTAATGATAAAACTTATGAGAAAGATTTAGTCAACATTAAAATGGATGTGAATGTTGAAAATGAAGATATTGACTATTTGTATAAGATAAAACATGGAATCTCTTATGTTCATGGTGGAAAAAAAGTATTGAGAGATTTAGAGTATCCATCTTATTTATATGAGTTATAATTTCGTTTAATTATTATATAAAGATTATTGGAGTATATCTATAATGGGACTTTTAGATATAAGTAGTTTTTTTACAGGATTAGTAATTAATTTATTATTGATTACATTAATATGTTATTATTTTAAACAAAAATATGATAATCTAGAAAATTCGCAAAGAGAACAAGCAAAGATTTTATATGAATTATTAACTAAACAAAGCACTACTTTATACAATGGTCCAACTGAAACCAAAGAAGTTCAAGTATCCAATGATGAAAGTGATTTTGAAAGTGAAAGTGAAATCAGTGAAAGTGATCATGAAGAAGAAGAAGTAAAACAAGAAGGTCAATCTGTAGAAACAAAACAAATCAGTTATGATGAAAATCCAGAAGAAGATTATAATAAAATGAATGTAAAAACTCTTCGTGAATTATTATCTTCAAATGGTATCAAAACCAACAATAAAATGAAAAAAAATGAATTGATTCATTTAGTTACAAATCAAAAAAGTAATTTTACAGATTTGGCCTTTGAAGAAAGTACTTCCAATATAGATACACAAGAACTTAACGAAGACCCGAATGAAGAATACGAAGAAAATGAAGTTCATTTAACAAATATTGTGGAAGAAGTTAAGTGAATAAATTAAAAAAAATATTTTATAGTAATATATTAAATGTCTTTTATTACAAATAATAATGTATACACACATCATCCAGGAATCTTTGAAGATGGCCGATTATTTACAGATTATGCAAGTGATTCAGGTAAAAATGAAAACATCAAGAAACAATACGGTATAAAAAATAATCGCCAATATAGAGAATTTTTAACAAAACATGCAAATATGATTATGGAGCGTAATCGTCTTGAAATGACACTAGAAAATAATACAGGGTTTTTTAAACAACCTCCATTAAATGGTTCTCCTTATAAATACAAAAGCTCAAAAGATACAAATAAATTAGAACCAAATCCATTAAAAATGAATTACTTAACCCGTGAACAATTACAATCTTTACAAATGAGACCTTATAAACATTCCATATAATTTTAATTTAAATATTAATATGATTCATTATATATGATATACATAAGTATAGATGTAGGTATAAAAAATTTAGCTTATATCATATATAATAGTGAGACAAATGAGATTATACAATGGACTATATTACAATTATGTCAAAGTAATTGTAATGAAATAAATATGATTCATTTAGGTAAAAACTTATATGAATTATTTAATTCACATATATCTAATTATCATTTTGACAAAGTAATTATAGAAAATCAAATAGGTAAAAATGCGATTCGTATGAAAACATTACAAGGGATGATTACTATGTATTTTATACAAAATAAACATGAAAATATTTATCATTGGAATGCGTGTCATAAATTAAAACATTATGATATTCCTAAGAAAACAACCTATACTGAAAGGAAAAAGTTGTCAATTGAAATTACACGAAACTTATTGAAAGAAAACTATCAAGATTATTTAGATTATTTTAATGAACATAAAAAGAAAGATGATTTGGCTGATTGTTTTTTACAATTATTGGATGTTTTAAAAAAAGAATAATCAATGCGATAAATATAAAGTAATAACATATTATTTTATATAAATGGAAGAAGTTATTGATTTAGATACAATGGATGATTTTAATATGGATAAACCTTCTGTTAATTTTGGGGGTGGAATTGAATTATTGATGAATAATAAAAATTCTGCTTCGAATTCTTCAAATGATATAAATTTGGATAAAGAATTAGAAGAATTAAATGAAATTGAAAATGAAGAAATTCATATTGGTAGAAATACAGTAAATATGGAAATACCAAAATCAACGCCCTTTGAATTTAAAAAAATGGATGATATTCACATTGAAGAAGAAATTAAAAACGTGGAACAAAAATCTAAACAATCTATTTTACGTGAAAAATTCTCTTATTTGAGAAAATTAGAACAATTAGAATCCAAAGGAGTTACCTTAAGTAAACAATATTCAATGGAATCTTCTTTAGATGAAATGAAAGGAGAATATGAAAATATCATTTCCGAAAAAGAAAGAACCAATAGTATTAAATTTCAAGGAAAAGTATTGACTACTTTTATTACGGGTTTAGAATATTTGAATAATAAAGTAGACCCATTTGATATTAAGTTAGATGGTTGGTCTGAACAAATCAATGAAAATATTGAAGATTATGATGATATTTTTTCTGAATTACATGAAAAATATAAATCAAAAGCTAAAATGGCACCAGAATTAAAAATATTATTTCAATTAGCCAGTTCAGGCATGATGATTCACATGACAAATACTATGTTTAAATCAGCTATGCCAGGTATGGATGATATTATGAGACAAAATCCAGATTTGATGAATCAATTTACAAAAGCAGCTGTAAATTCAATGGAAAATACCAATCCAGGATTAAGTAATTTTATGAATGATTTTGGTATGAGTCATTCACAAGATCAACCTCCGTCTGGACCATCTAATATTCGCGAAGAAATGAGAGGACCTGAAAATATCAATGAAGTATTGAATCAATTCAATAAAAAAGTAGATATTCCTGAAAAACCAAATATTCATGAAAAAGTAGACATTACAAAAAATGATAGTACAATAAGTATTGAAGATTTGGATAATTTGAGTCAATCATCTGCTCCATCCGTTTCTTCACGACGCCGTCGCAAAAATGATAAAAACGCAATCAATTTAGCGATTTAAGTTTAATTTAAATAATTATTTTGAATGATAAGTTTATATGGAAGGTAATTTTATGCAACTTCAACAAAAAATGCAAAATTTAAAAGTCAATATTAGCGAATTAAATCGTTTAACTGAAAAAAAAGAATCGATGATTGTCACTTTAAATGAACAATCCAAGGAAATTCAAAATAAAATTAATTTAGAAGAAAAATCATTGAAAGAAGACAATCGAAAAAAGGAAGAGTTACAAAAACTATACGATGAAGCCACTACCGCCTTTTCGGGAATTGAAGAAGCGTCGACTAGTTTATTGGCTATGATCAGTAATAGAACATAAATATAACATGACATTATATATATGATTTATATACCCAATGATATAATGAATCATATATATAGTTATTTACCCATTGTCTCAAATGAAAAAAAAGCATTGAATCATTTAATTGTCAATTATAAATATTATTTTATAAGAGAATTATTTAGACTTTATATTTCACATGATATCAATAATATATTAAACATATGGATGAAAATAAATCTAGATTACGAAAATTATGAAAAGTCTATATTTGATTTTGATTTTAGTTTATTACAAATCCAAAAATTTTATACTTTTATGATGTCATATTCAATGCTATTGGGAATACAAACTCTTTAAACATTATATACAATAAAACGTGATGTATACTTTTTTTAATTATTGAACTATGTTTATCTTCATTTATAAAATTCATCATAATTGATAATTGAAATATTTCATAAATAATAATATACATATAAGAATTAAATGTATCATCTGTAATGTGATTATATTTCATATAAGATAATATTTCATTTACACCATTTTCGTTGATAATTTCAAAGGTTTGTTCCAGTAAATTACCACGATTACGTATCATATATCGTATAGACAAACGCCGATATAAATTCAAGTTTCGTGGAGTGATTTTATACAACAACATTTTTAGGTTCATATGTTTTTTTATTTCTTTTTTTTATTTCAATTTTTCTCTTTTTTAGTGTTTTCTTTTTACCACCAATTAATTTTTTGAGTGATTTGATTAAATTGTATTTGCTTTGTCTGCAGTCATATTTTTTTATTTGTTCTTTGCTTAAATTCAAGTTAATTTTAGCTGTTAATGTATGGTTCTCTCCAATAATATCTACATCTTTTATTGTATCCATTTTTAATTTATAATGTTTATGTTTGATTATATCAAGGTCTTTTATTTTAAAGAAATAAAAAGGTGAATTATCAACAAAAATCAACTTCAAAATTAATTTAAATAATTTATTCGAATCTGGGGTTTTATTACTTGTTTTAATTTTTTTTTTTAATCCAGTCATTTTACTTGCGTCTGTAAATAAATCTAATATTTCAATGGGTTTATTTGAATATTTTAGTATATCTTTTTCACTAATATCAAAATCTTTTGGTAAGAAAAAAATACTTTTATTTTCTTTTCGTGTTAATAGAGAACTATTGAATAAACTATAATTTTTATCTTCAAATGTATTTAATTGAAATTTATCATAATCTTTATTGGATAACATTTTTGAAAAAGAATCATGTTCAACACTCAAATAAGTTTTATTTCTCAATATTGATTTAGGTATTTTTGAAATTAAAAATAATCCTCCCACATAATCTTCAATTTCAATAGGAAAAGATATGAGTTCCCCTTTATCTTCTAGATTTTTTTTCAATAAATCATATAACATAACAGTAAATACATAATGTTCTTTTTCCCTTCTAATTTTACCAATACATGGATAATCTTTACTTTTTGTTAAATTATATTTTTTTAATTTGTCTTCTGATGGATTCGATAAATAAGAGTTTTGTATTTTTATATTTTTTATTACATAATATTGTTTATTATCAATATCAGTTATATCTTTATCTATGAATTTTATATTATATAATATTTTAGCTTTATGAAAATCTTTTTCATAAGTTTTTGATAAATAATAACTCTTATTTTTATAAATATTATAAAGATTTTCAAAATATTCAATACTTAATTTTTCATTTATATATTTTTTTTTTAGTTCTTGGCTAAATGATAAAAAAGATTGATATTTATTTTCATAAGAAATTTTTATATATTCGCTTTTTTTCATTATTTGAGTTCTAAATGAATCATTAAAAATGTCTTTTTTATTTTTTGAACTTATTTTACGTGTACTATAAGAAAAATCGATTTTATTTTCATCATATAATGGAACATATATATCAATATTATAAGTCTGAACTGGTTTTTTCAATTGTAAAGATGTATTTTTCGAATAAGTTTTAATTAAATAATCCATGATTTTTTCAATCATTTCATCAATAATATTATATTTAGAACCATCATATTTAATTAAATTTGAATGGCTTATATTTCCATCTAATAATACTATTTTTTTTTTTAATAAATTGTCCAATGTATTTTCTTGTATAATAGATGTAATTTTTTCACTCATAACTGGTTTATCAATTAGTTTATTATATTCTATTATTTGTTTATTGTATATTTCATCTAAAAAATAGTTTGATTCAATAAATATAAAATTTAATTTATATTTATCATTACGATTGTAATTACTCATTATATACTATCATATAAAATTTTCTTTGTAAAGAGTATTTTCTATTTCTGTATCTTCTTCTTTTACTTCTTTTTGTTTTCGTGCTTGTTTTAATATATAAATAGCATCATTGACTTGTTTTTTTGTAATAACATTGTCTTCTTTTACTTTGCAATGACTCGGTATAATACAATATTTACTTTGTTCATTGAAAATGTAATCAGTCATCAATACAAATAAAGTTGTAAATATAAGAGCAATTAATATGTCTCTTGTACCTATCCATAATACTGCAAATATCATAATAGGTTTACCAAATAAATGTTTGATATAATATTCTTGTGTTTTACTTAATTCTAACGTTTCATAACGAGTACATATATTCATCAATAAAATAATGAACCCAGCAAATAGTTTATTATCATTTAATGAAAAATAAAATTTTAAAAAACGTTCTTTGTAATTATTCGTTTTTTTATTTATTTTCATAATTATAATTTAACTATATTATAATTATTAAATGTTAAAAAAATATATCTTCATTAAATAAGTATGGCTTTTTCTTTTAATGCTGCATTAATTAACGATGAACTAAATGTAAATAAAGAACACTCAAAAATAAATAAAGAATCTTTAAATAAGTTATTGACTTCAACTCCATCACTTTCCAAAGAAAAACCTTCTTCTATAGATGTAGCCAATATTCATGCTAATTTAAAAGAAGATAATGAAGAAGAATTAAATAACTTTTATGAAAAAGAAACTAAACCACCAGTAATCCATACTGAACCAAATGAAGATTTAAAAGGTTCTAATCATTTTATGTTATTAGGAGATCAAAGAATGGAACAATATAAATCGCCCAAAGATAATCTATTGCAAAAAGTAAATCATATTTTACAAATTTTAGAAGAACAAAAAGAAATCAAAACGAATCAAAAAAATGAAGAAATTGTATTATATTGCTTTTTAGGATTATTTATATTGTATTTATTGGATTCTTTTGTCAATTTAGGAAAATATAGTCGTTAAAATTTTTTTCTAAATACGACTAATTGAATTTTTTCATCTTCATGATGATTTATATATTCAAATCCATTTTTTTTTGCTTCATGATTTAGTATATTTTTATTGATATGTTTATAATTCCAAATATTTTTTCGTTTCATATGTTTATTTTCATGAATTAATTCTACCATGGTTGAATCTCCATAAAGACGATTGATTTCAATGTTAAATTTATATTTATTTTCAAATGAAAATGATGGATGATGATTTATCATATAATATATATCTTGTATTTCTTTAAAATAACTTATGAATAAATAACCATAATGGATTAACCAATGATATGTATTTTTAAAGAAAGTAGATAAATCATTTTGAAGATGAATATTCAAACATGGTGAAATAATGTGAGTAAAACTATTGGCAGGATATAAGTGTATATTATTCATATATCCATATTTAAAAGTTAAATGTGGATATTTCTCTTCGCATAATTCAATCATTTGGGGAGATGATTCCATACCTTCTACTTGACAAATACCAGAACATAATTGAACAATATGTCCTGAACGACAACTTAAACATAAAACACGATTTTCACTTTGTAAATAAGGGTGTATCATATTTAATTCTTTTTTATGTATTGGAATTGTATCATAAAATTCATCATAATTTTTAGCATAAAAACTATCCATGATAGCATTTTCCATTTTTACAAAAGAATCTTCATTTTGTATGGTAAATCCATCTTTTCTTTTATATAAAAAATAACAATAAATTAAGATAATCAATACTAATAATTTTATCATTTGTTATAATGTGTTATTTTTTTTTTGTCCTTTTATTATGAATATAACAGATAATCGTAGAACCTTTAGCAAATCTTCTTTTTCAAATTTAAAAAAAAATAAAATCATAGAACATTGTATTCGTTCTTTTTATTATGATAATGTAAAAGAAGCCTTATTTTTTACTGCTGAAATGATATGTAGTTTATATGTTAATGATTTATGGAAAATATATATACAGTTTTATTGTAAATATATTCATGTTCACAACATAAAAATGGCTATTTATTTAAAACAAAAATTTGAAGAATTTAAATCTATTGCCAAAACCATTAACAATGATTTTGAAATTAGAAATCATCCTAAAATGAGACACTTATTTTTTACTTTAAGTATCTTATTTTGTAAAATAAAAAAAGAAAATACTTTAAGTACTCTTTCAATTGATTTTAGTATTGAAAAAATGAATGATAATCTATGTGCTGACCATATTGAATATATTAAACCTTATTTTAGAGAAAATGACCCAAGGGAATTTTATATACCTTTAAATGAGTTTGCTTATCATATTGAAAAAACAAAAAATATTAAACAAATTTTTTATTGGGTAGATTGGATCATAGATTATGATTGGTTTTTGATTAAGAGAAAAAAACAAGTGTTTATTGAAGAAAGAACATTTGTAGAACTAAATCAAAAGAAAAATAATAATATTGTATGGTTCATATGGGATATATTAATACAAAAATCTAAAACATATCATGGAATGATACATAAAACCATATGGTGTTTACTTGAATTATTTCAAATTAAATATAATCATTGTAATAATAGAACATACAAGTGCATCTTATATGTATGTTGTTCTCTATTAATTGAGACAAATATTCAAACAGATATAAAACTCATAGACAATATGAATATATTTAAAGATATGGATGATAAAATTAAAGAAATATTTAGTGAAATAAAAAAAAAACAAATATGGGCGGAAGAACCAAAAAGTGAAAAACAAAAACTATATGATTCTGTTTATAAAATATAGGAAATATATATTAATGAATAACAAAAATAATTCTGGATTAAGTAATTTTAGAAATAATATCATAAATAATTCTATGAAAAATGCTACGAAAAATAATATGATGAAAAATGCTACGAAAAATAATATGATGAAAAATAATATGATGAATAATGCTACGAAAAATAATAATATGAAAAATAATATCATGAAAAATAATATCATGAATAATTCTACGAAAAATAATATGATGAAAAATAACGATGTGAAAAATAATAAGATGAATTCTGAATCACCAATATATGAATATTACAAAGAAATGTATGGAAACAATCAAAAGTTTTCTAACTCAAATAATGTAGCACCATTAATAGAAAATAATTATACATTAGATGATATTGAGGGAAATAAACCAATATATGAAAATGATGTTTCTGTATTGGAACCTTCCAATTTAGAAATAAATTCGGTTGATAAACCAACAAGTAATATATTTTATATTGTATTGATTATTATTCTTTTAGTATTATTAGTACTTCTATATTTTTATAGAAAACAAATCAAAGACCAATTAAAAAAATATTATGATTCTTTCTTTAAACCATCCAATACACAAGAAAAAGAAATTAGGCAATTGAATAAATCGGTAAAAATGGAAATGAAAAAAAGAGAAAAAAGCGTGAATGATAAAAAAAATGAAAATAAGAAAAAGAAAGGTGGAGTAAACCAATTAGTACAAAAAATGAAATATGACAAAGATCAAATTTCAAATAGTGCTGGATATTGTTATATTGGTGAAGAAAATGGCCAACGTAGTTGTTCTGAAATATATGAAGGAGACATATGTATGAGTGGAGATATTTTTCCATCAAATGAATTATGTATGTATCCTAAATTGCGACAATAAATTATAAACCGCCACCATTTATGATAAATTCATTTGTAGATTGAATAATAGGTATATTTTTATTATATATTATAGAATTACATGAAGATTTAACAACATTACAATTACTAATATCGCTTGCTTGTTGTAATAATTTCAATTGATAACGACTTAATTTTCTTGCATTTCTTTGTTTTACCATATTTCTATAATTTTCTCGTTTAGTATAATTATTTTCTCTATTATATTGTAATACTTCCGCTTTTCTTCGCATTTTTCGTACTTCATAAGTCATGATGGTTCCATCTGAGGCTACTTGTTGAAAATCTATATTATTTACTGTTTCACGACCTTCACGTGTTCTATATAATTCACCATTTTCATTTATAGTATATCCTCTATTTCCTTCTCTATTTTTGAATTCTCTCAAATTAGCCAAAGCAACAAATGCAGGATTTCCTTGTGGAAATTCTTCTTGTAAACTATTACTTATATCTATTTGATTAAAACGTATACTTGATATATCTTCAATATATTTGGTGATGGAAATAGTTACTGGTACATCATTTGCCATATAAATTGAAGATATATTATTCTTCCGATAGTGCTTGTAATTTAGGTTCTTTGCTTTTTAATAATTCACTCAAACCATAATCTGTATTTTTTTCATCTACTACATCTCCTTCAAATAATTCTTTCTTAATTTCCTCTAAAGTAGCATTTACACCTAATGTTTTTTCTTGTGTATTCATATTTTCAATGGATACTAATTCACCTTTTTCATTGATGGTTTGAGTTAATTTATTATTATTTTCTTTTGCTTTTTCCATATTTTTCTCAATGGCATCAACCTTGGATTGTTTTACTCTTGTATCAAAATCTAATTTAGCCTTATCTTCATTTTTCTTTTTCTCATGCATTAAATCATTCAATTCTCTTTCCAAATATTGAACATTTCCAGTTTTATATGCTTCCGGATGAAATGGAACCCAAATACCAACGGGTCCAACATATACATCATGATTTGGGTCTGCTTCACGTAACATTTTACAGCGTAGTTCAGCTTCTTCTTGACTTGGAAATACACCTCTTACTTTTAATCCTCGTGTAGATGTTTGAAAAGAATGTTCTTTAGAAAATTTTAATTCTAATTGTTCTTCATGTTTGTCTACATAATTTTTATAATCATTACTTACATCATTTTTTAACTCATCTTTAAATTTATCGATGAAACTCGAATATTCTTTCATAATTTCTTCACTTGAAATTGCATATTTATAGGAAATATAATTTAAAAATTCAACAAATTTTTCCATTGATTTAGATGTATCATATTGAGACACAAACGTTTCAAAAAAATATTCATCTTTTTTCTTAATTAAATATTCAGGAGATACAAAAGATAAACAAGCAAATTTTTGTTCAGCAATTGGTCTATCTTCATCTAAAAGATCAACCTGACTCATTAAATATATATTTAATGTCTATTTATATATTTTTTTCTATTTATTATTTATAATGGTGAATATTCGTCAATTCATTATGAGAATTATAAAATACTTAGTAGAAGGTTTAATGGTATCCATCGCAGCATATGCTATACCAAAAACAAGTTTAAAATTCGATGAAATTATATTGATTGCTCTAGTTGCTGCTGCCACATTTAGTGTATTAGATGTATTCATTCCATCGATGGGGGAAAGTGCTAGAACTGGTGCTGGATTCGGTATTGGTGCTAATTTAGTAGGTTTCCCGGGAGGTCTATAAAAGTTCTAACAATGTTTTCTCATAAGGTTCCATATCAAATAATGATTCTTTAGTTTCTTCATTAGACGCAAAACGCATTGGTGCTGGCCAATGACTTGTTGTTATTTTATTTTCATAAGCATATTGTCTCTTTAATTTATTTAGTTCATCATTATTTGGATGATCTTTAGGAAAATAACATACATATTGAACAATTCTTTCTTCATTGTTTTTTACATCTCCACAATAATTTTGATGAAATAAACGTGAATCCCATAATATCATAGAACCTTTTTTCACTTTAATTATTGTTTTTTCTAATGGTTTCACATAATCTTCATCTATAATATTAAAATTTTTAGTTCCCGATAAATTATATTGTTTTACATAAGAATCATATAATTTATGTGTATTTTCATATACCAATAAAGATTTATGTTCATTATTAGTCAATGATACAAGTCCTTGATAACAACGAAATTCTGTATTATCATAACACTGATCTACATGAGTCCAATATTTATTATAATAGTGTTCACGACTCATATAACACGTACCATCAAAAGAACATATTAATTCATCACAATTCCAAAGTTGTTTGAATATATTGATTATATTTGGTCGTGTTCTTATAAAATGAGCATGTTCTAGGTGTCCCACAAAATTGGATTTTATGATACCTGTATCATAGACATCCATCGAATTATTATCATAAAATGTATCAAATAAGTCATGTGCTTTTTCAACTTCTTCTTCATTTAAGACATTTTCAAATACCATATAACCTTTTTCTCTTAATTGTTCCATTATAATTAAATTATAAATTCATTTTAAATAATTTATAAGGTTGGTATAAATTCCCATTTTAATTCATAACAAATTTTTTTCCAAATTTCATCTTGTTCTGTTTTTTTTTGATCTTTTAACATAGGAAAATGTGGCAAATAACTATATTCACTTAATAATTCACATAATTTATATAATGTATAATAATAATTCAAAAAATTTACTCTATCATTTGGACAATATTTAGAATAAGGAATTTGAATATCCATAAATAAATTACATAAAGTTTCTTCTAAAATTGGCGACATAATAGGAGGTTTAATACCTAATCGGTCTTTTATAAAAGGAATATGCTCATAATATTTATTAAAACCCAACTTTTTTAATACTTCTTTTGTTTTTTTATTGGTTAACTCACTCAATTGTATTCTTTCTTTCTTTATTTGATTTTTTATTTTATTAATAATATCATTCGGTATATCGGTGGATTCTTTAGCCTGAAATTGAGATAATATTTCACGAAAATGATTAATTCTCTTGTAGGCATAAAAAGAGATTTCTTTAGGAGGTTCTTTATAGGAAGGTTTATCATTATCCACAAAATATACTTTACTAGCAAAACAAATATTACATAACATTATACCATCTTGAACTACTTTAATCATCTCGCCTTTATTACAACGATCACATAAATCATTGTCGTATGTATATTCATGAAGATTCATATTTGAAAAATTATTTTTCTTGATATAAGTTTTAATACTATTATTTAGATTATTTAGAGTACTTTCATCCTTTTTATTTTTTTCTTCTTGATTGAAAAAGTTCAATATCATCTTTTTAGGGTTTTTATTTTCTTCTATTTTTTGTTTAGACTCAAAATAATTGAATAATTCATTTGAATTATTTAAGAAATATTCTTGTTTTTTCTTTTTTATTTTGACCATTTTTGTTTTTGCTTCATATAATTTAGCGGAATATCCGTTTTTCTCATATTTAGTAATATTTTCTATTATTTTCTTTTCTTGTTTATCTATTTTATCTATATAACTACTATAAAAATGATCAATGGTTAGATCATTTTTACTCATATATTAATTATAAATAGGGTTTATTTATATTTAAACTTTCTATTTATAATTTATGAATTTTAATATTATACATTTCATCCATGAAGCAATAAAAGAAGGTTGGATTATTAAAATAAAAAAAAATAATTTTATATTCATAAAGAAGTATAAACATTTCAATAAACTTCCAAGCTTTTTAGTAAAATATAGTAAATCTAAAACAAAAAAATTAATTCATTGAATTTGAAATTTTTTTTCTTTAACTATATTATAATGGGCGGAGGTCTAATGCAACTAGTAGCTTATGGCGCACAAGATGTTTACCTAACAGGTAATCCTCAAATTACCTTCTGGAAAGTAACCTACAGAAGACACAGCAACTTCGCAATGGAATCGATTGAACAAACCTTCAATGGCCAAGCCGATTTCGGTCGCCGTGTAAACTGCACCATTTCCCGTAACGGTGACCTTGCTTACCGCACATACCTACAAGTAACTCTACCTGAAATCAACCAATCGTTGAAAGGGTCGACCGGTGATGTCTATGCCCGCTGGTTAGACTACCCAGGTCACCAATTGATTGAACAAGTAGAAGTAGAAATTGGTGGTCAACGCATCGACAAACACTATGGTGACTGGATGCAAATCTGGAACCAATTGACTCTAGACAAGAACCAAGATGCTGGTTACAAGAAAATGGTTGGCCAAACCACCCAATTGACTTTCATGACTGACCCTTCGTTCGCTGATGTAGATGGACCATGTGATTCCAGCGCACCAAGACAAGTATGCGCTCCTCGTAATGCTCTACCAGAAACCACTCTATATGTTCCTCTCCAATTCTGGTTCTGCACCAACCCAGGTCTAGCTCTACCACTAATTGCTCTACAATACCACGAAGTAAAGATCAACCTAGACTTGCGCGCGATTGATGAGTGCTTGTGGGCTGTAAGCGACCTATCGCCAGGCAGCACCAGCGACGTCAAAGTAACCTCGGCTTACGCTCAATCGTTGGTATCGGCTTCGCTATATGTTGACTACATCTACCTAGACACCGATGAACGCCGCCGCATGGCCCAAAACCCTGCTGAATACTTGATTGAACAACTACAATTCACCGGTTCGGAATCGGTAGGTTCGTCGTCCAACAAGATTCGTCTAAACTTTAACCACCCTTGTAAAGAATTGGTATGGGTTGTACAACCAGATTGCAACGTAGACTACTGCGCTTCCACTCAAGGTCAAACCACTCTATTCAAAGCTCTAGGTGCTCAACCATTCAATTACACCGACGCGATTGATGCTCTACCAAACTCGGTCAAAGCTTTCGCTGCTGATGCTGCTGTTAACGGTGCCAACGCTGTCATCAACGCTTCGGGTCTATTCGAAACTGCTGAAGCTCCTGGTATTGACGAAGCAAGTGCTGGTTGGTCGCTAGGTGGTGATGCGGCTGCTGACTGGGCCTATGGTGGCGCTTCTACCCCTATTGCCTCTGGTGTTTCGGATGCTGGTACTTTCGTATTGGCTGAAACTTCTCTAGACATGCACTGCTGGGGTGAAAATCCAGTCGTAACTGCCAAACTACAATTGAATGGTCAAGACCGCTTCTCTGAACGCGAAGGCACCTACTTCGACCAAGTACAACCATTCCAACACCACACCCGTTCGCCAGACTCTGGTATCAATCTATACTCGTTCGCTCTACGCCCAGAAGAACAACAACCATCGGGCACCTGCAATTTCAGTCGTATCGACAATGCTACTCTACAATTGGTTCTATCCAACGCTGCGGTTGAAGGCACCAACACCGCCAAAGTACGCGTATACGCCAGAAACTACAATGTACTACGTATCATGTCCGGTATGGGTGGTCTAGCTTACTCCAATTAAGCATTTAACTTATTCATATAAATCATATTTTTACATTATTTATATGAATGTATAAAACTAATTCATTTTTATAAATGAAAAATCATTTCTACTTTGCTTTATTATTCTATAATCATTTCTCATAATATTTTCTATAGTTTCTATACAACGTTGTTTATTATGAACCAATAAATCAAAATCAACTGAAATATAAGTTGGATATATTTTATCATTTAACATTTTGTCTAATACATCACATTCAATATTTTCAATATCAATTTTAAGTAAATCAATATGTGTATGATTCAGTTCTTTCATTATAGTATTAATTGTTTTTATATTTACATTTATATAATCATTACTTCTTCCAATATTTGTTAGAGAACATGATACATATTCTTTATTAAGTGGAAAATATAATGGTAATATACCATTTGTAGTGCCTAATCCATATTCATGTAATATTATTTTATCTTCTTCTACTCTATTTGATAATATTATATTCCAATAATTTTTATCACCACCACCAAAATCTTTATTATTTATAGGTTCTTTTTTATTTGATAATACATCTTTAACATATTTAACATGTTCAATTGCTCGTGGTGTAGGGTCAAAAATATGTACAGGACATTTTAATTTATGTGATAAAATAACATCGTGTGTTATATCTTCTCCAGCACCAAAACAATAAATTACACTATTTTCATTTAAATGAGGTAAATCTTTTGGATAATAAAATCCACCATAATTTGTACCAAATAATTCAATATTCATATACTTAATATTGAATAAAATATTTATATTCATTTATATTTATATGAATTTAACGACTTGTTCCCATCAAACGCACAAAAATATTTATTATATCCAAAAATAAATTAGTCGAAACCAATGGATAATTTGGAGAATGTACGCATATATTTGCATAATGAAATAAACGACTTGTATCATAAGCAATAAACATTGAAAACAATATAATCACCACATAAGATATAATATTATACAAAGATTTACTATATTGACCTGTAAATAATAAAAATAATTCAGTTAAAATAATCACTAATAAAGCAACCAAAAATCCAATCAATGCTTTATAATATGTTTTTTGTAAAAATTCAGGAATTACAAGTACCAAACATGACATCAATATAAATATCATACATGTCATCAATAAAACACGTTGTAATATGACTGAAAATTCAATGGATTTGAAATAAGGATATAAAGTAAGTGATATAGAACCCAAAAATATAAGCCATATTAAGTGATTTATCATAAAACCCTTTTTACTAAACATTGGTCTTATGGCCAAAGCAATAATCGATATAATAACCACAATAAAAGATAACAATATATAAGGAGATATTTGTTTAAATACTTTCATTTCTGGTAAAAGTTTTTCAACTTCATTAGATGAGTTCAATATATAATTATATATATGGATAAAACAACCTACCAATGAAAAAGAAAGTGCTAAATATAAATAAACGTTGGTAACAAAATGGTTACAATGTGGTTTGTTATTTACAAAAGCATATTTATAAATAATCATACATAAAATCAATGTAGTTAATATTATAAACAAGAGACTATTTTGATAATTCATTATAATAATAAGATATTATAATGGAAAAGTATTATGACCCAATACCAAAACATTCGATTGTTCCAATAAAAATTTACATAATTTGAAAGAAAATTTAAGAGTTTTAAAATGTTATCATAATCAATTAACATCAATTGGACCTATACATAGAAAATTAATTTATTTAGATGCTACTCATAATAATCTACAAACATTTCCAAATATTACTAATATGATAAACATATATGAAGACAATCGTAATAATAATAATTATGACACTATTCAAGCCAAAGTATTATTAAAATATAATCCATTTATGAATAAAATGAGAAAATATCATTCATTTATAAAACAAAAAATGAACATTTAGAACAACATAATAAAGCAATAAACCCTATAACAAACAAAGTGACAAAACAAAAAAACATATAAAAAAATAAATCCAAACCTAAAAATAAAGAATAATTAATTTTTATATTTTTTTACATCTGAATATTCGTGATAATTAATCATTTTTTTTG